GGGCGGTGGCACGATATTGTTTGTCTGTTACGGCGGCGGTAAGAAGGCTGAAGAGTTAGCGCGAGAGTACGGCTGGATTTGGTATCCAGATCAACAAACAAACGATGCCAGAGGTAAATGATATGGCGAAAGCGAGTGGTGGTACAAGGGCGGTGTCGCAATCTACGGTTAGTGTGAGAGAGTCTAACGCTTCCAATGCCGATCGGCTTAACCGATCGCTGGCGAGCGGTGGTGTTCGTGGGGCATCTGTCACAATGACACGGTCAACAACTATTGTAAATGCAAGGAGTAAGTCGCAAGCGGAGAGAGCCGCTGCTTACTTACGGCGTGCAGGCTGGACAAATGTTAGGGTCAGAGAAGTACAGCGGTTTTCACGGGCAGGAAGAGATGATATTTACGGGACTTATACAAACGGTTGGGTAGCGAGCGGATTCAACCCCGGCGTTTAATCCCACTTATACAGTCGGATAACAGTCATGGCAGATAACCCAATTCCAAACTCGAAGCCTTTTGTAAAAGGCGATCCACGCATAAATCGTGGAGGCAGACCGCGTACGTTTGATGCGGCGCGTGCTTTGGCGTTGAAGATTGGCAACGAGCCGATCACGAACAAAGACGGCTCCATCTCCATGACGCGCTTCGAAATGATTATGCGCGACTGGCTTACGAGCAACAACTTCCAGAAGCAGCGGGCTGTGCTGGAGCTTGCGTTTGGCAAAGTGCCAGACGAGGTGAACGTGGACACGAAGGCTACGATTACGGTTAGCTGGGATGATGCGGAGAATAAGGAGTAGACATGGCGAAAAGTAGCGGCGGCGGAATTGTTGGTAGGGCTTTTGCAGGGCTAAGAATCCGAGATGTGTCACGTAGCGCTAACAGTATCACATTCACTGGGTATGGGTCTGATGTAGACCGTGCCTCTGCAAGTTTGAGGGTTAATGGCGGATATTCTGGCGGTATTTTACGTTATCGACGCGATTTGAGTAAGCCGTTTGACCGAAATAAATGGTGGGAAATCACAATGAGGAAGGGTTAACATGGCGAAGAGCGAAGGGAGTGGTGGTGGTGCGTTTAGAAGTGGGCGTACACTCCTTGTGCCACAAGGTGGAGGGAATGCGCCGGTAAGGATGCGATTTAATAGAAAATTAAATCGTTATGAGTATTTTCAGACTTATAGTAGCTCCTCAAGTCTGAACGGGTGGAAACCACTAACAAATAGGTCGCTTGCGTTTCAAGACCTTGACTATGTAGAAGCACTATTACGCTCTCGCGGCGTTAGTTAGGATGAAGGTTAACACCCCTAAATGCAAGTAATCATTGATGCGCAACCACACGCAGGGCAACTCGAAGTCCATAACAGCGATGCGCGTTTCAAAGTGCTATCGGCTGGACGGCGATGGGGCAAGACGCGGCTGGGGGTCAACGAGTGTCTGGACGCGGCGAGCAAGGGCGGACGCGCTTGGTGGGTTTCACCGAGTTACAAGACCAGCGAAGTTGGCTGGCGACCGCTCAGGCAGATTGCGCGCAAGATTCCGAATGCCGAAGTCAGGCTGGTGGATAGAATGGTTACGCTACCAGGCGGCGGGTTTGTGGCTGTTAGATCGGCGGACAATCCCGACTCATTACGCGGCGAGGGTTTGGACTTCGTGGTGATGGACGAGTGTGCGTTTATGCAACGAGAGGCGTGGACGGAGGCTATCAGACCGGCGTTATCAGATCGGCTTGGCAAGGCATTATTTATCAGTACACCGAAAGGGCGCAATTGGTTCTGGGAATCATACCAACGCGGCATCAATGGCGAAGAAGGTTGGCAATCGTGGACGTTCCCGACCGTCAACAATCCGTACATTGCGGCAAGCGAAGTTGAAGCGGCGAAGCGTGATCTGCCTGAGATTATCTACCGCCAGGAATACCTTGCGGAGTTCGTGGATGACCAGGGCGGAGTATTTCGCAGGGTCCAAGAAGCCGCAGTCCTCTCACCGCGTGACCCTGAGAAGGGGCGGCAGTACGTGGCCGGTGTGGATGTGGCGGCAAGCGTGGATTATACGGTCGTCACAATTATGGATGCTGAGAGCAAAGAGATGGTCTATCTCGACCGCTTCAATCGGGTGGATTATCCCGTGCTGATAGACCGGCTTGCGACAATTTACGCGCGCTATCACATGACTTCTATGGTTGTGGAATCCAACTCAATCGGCAGGCCGGTGATTGACGAACTGGTGACGCGCGGACTCAATATCGTGCCGTTTACAACCACTTCGGCGACTAAGCAGGCAATTATTCAAAGTCTGCAATCAGCCTTCGAAAATGGGCTGATTCGTGTCTTAGACGAGCCTGTGCTGATTGGTGAACTGCTGTCATTTGAGAGCAAGCGCAACGCAAGCGGGTCATTCTCTTACAGCGCGCCGGATGGAATGCACGACGACTGTGTGATGAGTCTTGCTATTGCGTGGCACGGGGTAAATGACGGGGGAGTGATACTTTGGATGGATTAGGGAGGCTTTATATGGCGGATAGCGTCAAGACGATTACAAGTGTACCTGGCTGGGTTGAGATGCTAACATCGGACGGCGTTCCTGATTCCGTAGCTGCGCTGTATAAGCGCGTTCCGATATTGTTTCGGGCGATCCAATTGCGCTGCGACGCGCTTTCGAGCGTGCCGGTCAATATCTACAAGGGCGAAGAGAACGAGGTCGAGTGGCCTTACCCGACCAAGTTGGGCGAGCTCTTGTGGCGGTGGGAAGCATCGTGCCTTTTATCCGGCGCGGCATTCGGCGAACTGGTGACGAACAAGTCCGGCTATCGCAAGGATATCCGCTACCGCAATCCGTTTGACATGAGCGTCAAATACACCAACGGCATCCTGGACTTCCGGCAGAATAGCAGCGGGGCAACGTGGAAGAATGACTTGCGTGCTGGCACGTATGAGATGTTCTACCTTGCGGAGTACGATCCGAGTCAGGACGTCCTGCCGGGCGTGGGTGCGGCTATCGCATCTACGATTGACGCGAAGTTGCTTTATGCCATCTCAAAGTTCCCGGAAATGTACTTTGAGGGCGGGGCAATGCCGGTCACGTTATTGGGGATTGACTCCAACGACCGCAATGAGATCGAGCGCATTCAGAACTGGTTCAAACGCTCTGCGACGGCGGTCAAGAACGCGTTTCGCGTGCTGGGTGTAAGGGCTGGCTCCATCACTCCCGTCACCCTCACTCCGCCATTGAAGGACTTGTCATTCCCGGAATTGAATGAGATTGCGAAAGACAATATTGCGGTTGCATTCGGCATCAAGCAGACCTTGCTTGATTCGGAAGCGGCTAACTTCGCAACGGCGCAGGAAGACCGGCTTTCATTCTACGAGGACACGATCAAGCCAAGAGCGCGTTTGTTTGCGGACGCTTTGAATGAGCAACTGCTTGCGCGTGACGGCTTGCGCTTGGAATTCCGGTTCAACGAAATGGACATATTCCAGGAAGACGAAAACGACCGCGCCGACCTGCTGAATAAGCTTACCACCGCTGGCTTGCCGATTGAAGTCGCACTTGAGTTGGCTGGCTACGAACTGACAGACGAGCAATCCTCTATGCTGAACTCGCATCAAGGCCAACTGGACGAGCGGCGTGACAGTGGCGTGGAGCCGCAGGACGAAGAATTGCGTAAGTGGCAGAAGTTCGCCGAGAAGCGCGTCAAGGAAGGTAAGCCGATCAGGGAGTTTGAGACGAGCCGGATTGACCCTGCTTTACACGGGGCGATCAGTGGCGCGCTTGAGGGTGTGAAGACGGTTGATGATGTTCGTCACCTCTTCGACTCCGTTATCGCATGGCGAGGGTATCCGTAACATGGACTTCGTAAACCGCGAAGAGATTGAGCGCAAGTTGGCACGGGTATTGAGCCGTGACCTGCGTGCTGAACTCGGCAAGTTGCTGGACTATTTGGGCGACCCGCCTAACCTGAGTAACGTACCGTATGAATACTGGCAGAACGGCTGGCGGTCAATCCAGAAGGACGTGGAGCCGGTGCTGTTAGACGTTTATCTAACACAGGCAACGAATGTCATGCTGAATATCGGCATTGGCGTGAGCTTGGATAACATCAATCATCAAGCGGTCAATTGGGCGCGCTCACACACAGAAGAAGTGCTGCGTGAAATGTGGCGCAATAGGCGGGACATAACCGCCGAAATGCTGGCAAACGCGCGGCAAGTTGGTGAAATCATCGGGCAGGGCTATGAACAGGGCTTGACCATAAGAGAAATCAGTGAGCGGTTGCAAAGTTATTACTCGCCTGTTAGGGCTGAGATGATAGCAGTGACCGAGACAACACGCGCGGTTGTGGAAGGCGAGCGCGCGTATGTAGAACAGTTGGAGCGCGAGAGCGGGCAGCGCATGATCCCGATCTGGATGACGGCCAATGACGAGCGTGTTTGCCCGATCTGCAATCCGCGCAATGAAAAGCCGATTGAGGGCGGCCAATATCCACCAGCGCATCCGAGATGCCGATGTGGGGTTGGCTGGGAGTTTCCGAAGGTGAGTGAGTAATGGCGTTCACAATCACAGTTGAAGGCGCGGCGGAGTTGGTCGCAAAGCTGGACACGCTGGCAAAGTTCAACCGCGTGAGGGCGGTGATAAGTCAGCAAGGTGTTTTGCTTCAGAGACATTTGCGGAAGTACCCGAATAAGGTGTACTCGCCTAACCCGCTGATCAAGACCAACGACAAAGTGCGGCGGGCGTTCTTCGCAAAGATGAAGAGCGGCGAAATCTCAGTGCCCTACAAGCGCACTCGCAAGCTGGCGAACAGTTGGGCGGTGAGCAGCAGCATGGATGGGTTCACTTCGACCGTTGAAAACAACATGGATTATGCCGATTTGGTGCAAGGCTGGGACGAACAAGTCACGCGCCATAAGTGGAGCGGGTGGGTTACTGAGAAGGGCGCGCTGGACGTAAAGAAGCCTGAGATTATCAAGAACATTACAAACGCATTGAATCAAGAGGTGAAGAATGTCGGATAAATTAGCAATCAAGATACAAGTGCCAGACACGCTCATTGAGCCGGTTGAGGTGGATGCTGAGAAGCGCATAAAAGCAGACTCGGAGTACGTTGACCCGGGCTGGCGCGTGCTTGGCGTACCTTACAGCGGGCAGTTGCAAGGGCGCGATGCGGACGGCGAAGCGTTTCACGCTGGCACGGAAATTTGGCTGAAATCCGGCGATTACGTCAACCTTACTTACTATCACGGCTTTGACCCGGAAGAGCCGGGCAAGAAGCAGGAAAAACCGGCTCTGATCGGGCGTGCTATCTACACGGGCAAGGACTCACGCGGGCATTGGTTTGAGCCGATGCTGGATGAGAGCGAGCCGCTGGCAAAGCGCTTACTGGACGCGGGCGTTGAAACCTTGCGCGCTTCTTCCGGTGCTGTGAGTCACCTGGTACGCAAAAGCGCAGGCGGCTTGATTGACGTGTGGCCTGTTGGCGAGCTGGCATTATTTGACACGAATGAATGGCGAAAACCGGCGAATGAGTTTGCCGTTATCGAAGCGAAAGCCGAGCTAATCACGGAGGCGATCCCAGAGGCTGAAAAATCAGCGGTGGATGCGGTTGAAGAGCAGGTTGAATCGCAAGAAACAATCAAACCTAATCAACCTATTTTGGAGGAAAAAATGGACGAAGAGAAAATCGTCGAAGAAGTAAAGGCTGAAGAGCCAAAAGTGGACATCAAGGCAGAATTTGAATCCATGAAGAAATCCTTGCTGGAAGAGCTGAAGGCAGCTCCCGGCGAGGTCAAGGGCGTTCCAACCGTCAAAGCGGCAAAGGAATCGCCCTCGTTTATCAAAGCAATGCTGGCTTGGGCGCAAGGCGACAATCCTCGCGGTTTCAAGGGCAACGATCTGGAACTCAAGGGCGCTTGGCAGGGGCAGACCGATAATGAAGGTGGTTACGCCGTGCCTGATGATTTCTACAATCGCATTGTTGAGCAACGGCAGGAATTGTCGTTTGTTCGCAAAGCTCCCGTCACCCGCTTGGTGACTAACCATGATCGCATCCTCATTCCAACCGAAGCCACCGCTGGCACCAAGTTAGTTGTGACCGCTGAAGAAGCCGCCTACGACGAAAACGAGCCGGTGTTCGGGCAGGTTGCGCTGACTATCCACAAGTTCACCAAGATGATCAAAGTCAGCGAAGAAATGCTGGATGGCGATGCTATTGGTTTGGAAGCCTACATCGCTTCCGTTGTGGCGCGCGCTTCTGCCGCTGCCGAAAACTACTACTGCTCAATCGGTACTGGCACTGGTATGCCTCAGGGCATCGTGGCTGGCGCTACTGCTTCCGGTATCACTACCGCTGCTGCTACTGCTATTACCGCAGCCGAATTGATTTCGGCGATGGGAACGGTGGAATCACCTTATCACAATTCCAGCTCCGGTTTCCTGATGAAGGGCGCGACTAAGTTCTACCTGCAAGGGTTGACTGGTGATAACTTCCAATTCATCAACACTCCGGCTGGTGGCGATTTCATGGGTTATCCCGCTTACATCGCTCCCGACATGGACGCGATCACAAACAGCGGCAAAGCCGTTGTATTCGGCGACTTCAGCATGTACGCATTCGCAGAGCGCGAGGGCGTCACGCTTAGCCGCAACCCCTATCTGTACCAGGCTAATGGACAGGTTGGTTTGTTCGTCAAGCAGCGCTTCGGTGGTGCTGTCCTTCAGACCCTCGCCTTCAAATACCTGACACAGCACTCTTAATCCTGAAAGGGGATAAACAATGAACCTATTAGGAAGAACAAAAATTGTCCACTCGATCTTGCCGGTTGTATCCAATACGGCGTTGACCGAGGCGGTAATTGACTGCACCGGCTTCGACCGTGTCTGTCACATTATCGCTGTGGGTGCGATCGCGACCGGCGGAAAGCTGGACTACAAAGTGACCGAAAGCGCCGCGTCCAATGGATCCAACGCGACCGATGTAACCGGCGCCGCATTGACCCAAGTGGCCGAGGCCGGCAAGGAGAAAATCTACGCGATTGACATTCCCGTCAATCCTGCCAAGCCCTATCAAGTAGCTGTTGGTGCCGCTTCCGTTGCAAACGTCAATGTCGGTGCAATTGCCATATTGTACGAAGGTTCGGGTACGTTCCCGAAGACCGCCGCTACTCAGGCGGTTATCCTCTAAATCTGTGGGGGTCAAGAAGGGGCGGGCTCAGTTCCGCCCCAAGACCCTCGATTGGAGTAACTATGAAAGTCAAAATATTAGTTCCATTCCGGTTTGAAGTTGAGGGCAAAGCCCACGAGTTTGAGCCTGGAATTGCGGAGTTGCCTGACGAATCGGTTGATGCTTTTATTCGCGCGGGTTATGCCGCCTTGATTGAAGACGAACCGGCAATCAAGATCGTGGGCAACAAAGCCACGTCGAAAGTAAAGGCGGTCAAGTAACATGGCATACGCAACTTCCGTACAAGTAAAAGACTATTTGGGCATTGCATCGACGGTGGTGGACGACAATCTGCTTGGCGATCTGATTACGCGTGCGGAAGGCTTGATTGATGCTTATACCGGACGAACATTCACAGCCGTCACCGCCACGAAATACTTCGGCGAGAAGTGCACGGACGGGCAGGATTTGATGCTTTACGGCGAAGACCTGCTGACTGTGACAAAACTCACGAACGGTAACGCGGTGGAAGTCACGAGTGGCAATTATCGCCTCTTTCCGCGCAATGACAGCCCGAAGTGGCTTATCCGTTTGGACGAGTCGCAATCGTGGAGTTTCTCGGACGGCGATAGCGAAATAAGCGTGGCTGGCACGTGGGGATATTCTGCGACCGCTCCGGCTGATATCCAGCACGCTTGCGTCAGGCTGACCGCTTTTCTCTACCGGCAGAAGGATACATCGGCGGACATTGACCGTCCGCTCATTACGGGCGATGGGGTCACGATTATGCCTTCCTCCCTGCCGAGTGACGTGACGCGCATTCTTGACCGTTACAAAAGGCGGGTGGGAGTATGAGCGCAAGCGCGATTGTGAATGTTTACGGGTCGCTGGCTGACTTGTCGGTAAGTTTGGCAGACGGTGTTACGCCTTACGCCTACGATCTGGACGAGCTGCCGGATTCAATGACGACCGCGCAACTGCCATGCCGGTTGCTCTTACCCGTTGCGACCATGCCGGGTGAAGGGCGTGAGGGCACGCACATTGCGATTGGAACGGCGATGTCAATCAACTGGCAGATAACCGACCTGATGCTTTGGCAGCCTTCCGAGCAGGGCTTGGGCTTGCGTGAGTTTGCACCGAAGTTGGTCGAATATTCAGGCAAGTATCTGGACGGAATGCGGGCGTGGGGCAAATGCCCGACATCCAACACGACATTGCAGAGCGTGTCTATTACGCCGGGAGAATATGAGTGGCCGCGCGGATCAGGGCGTTTCTATTCCGGCGTTCTGTGTCAATTACAAGTATTGGAGGTAGTCAGTGGCTGATTGTTACGTTTATCAGGGAAGTGGCTACTTCGTGGGACTGCCAGCGCGCGATTTGAGCGTGGACGAGTGGAAACAGTTCCCGAAGGAGCTGACGAAAGCCGCGCTAAAAGCGGGCATTTACAAGTTATCACATCAGAAATCAGAGGTAGAAAATGCTTAACGCACACAATGTATTACAACTTGGCTGGCAGTCGGCTTTCGGCACGGCAAACGCAACCGCAACTCGCAAGCTGCAGAATGTGTCCAGCTTCAAGCTGCGGCCGGAACTCGAAACCCGCGCGCTTGATCAATTACGGGGCACAATGGCTCCGACCCATCAGACCGTCCTTGACCGCTATCTATCCAGCGCAACTGCTGAAACGAGTGATACGGACTTTGAAGAACTGAACTACTGGTTGGAAATGCTATTCGGCACAGTCAGTCCGGTTGGTTCTGCTAACCCTTACACGCGTTCTTATGCCGCACCGACTACAGCCGCAATCACTCCCCACGCTGCGACCTTGCAATTCGGGCAGACCGATGAAGTCTGGCAGATGCAGGACGCGACTGTTACGAGCCTGACATTGAGCGGCGCAGCCAACTCAGGCGTGAGCGTGGGCGCGTCATTGATGGGCGGCAAGGTGGTTGCTGGCACACTGGCATCGCTGCCAGACTTGACCACCGGCACGCGCATGACCGGCTGCATGGCTTCTGTTGCGATTGAGGCTTGGGCTGGCAACACCTTCACTCCGCTGGCATCGAGCGCGTTTAGTTGGGAATTGAGCGTCAATGCCAACCGCGAGTACCACAACTTCCTGGGCGAATGCACACCGACCGCGTCTTACGATAACAAGTGGAGCGGGCAATTGAAGCTCAGTTTGGAATTGAACGCATCAACCGATGACTATCTGATCGCCATGCTTGCGGCTGCCAACACAATTCTGGAAAAACAAGTGCGCATCATCTATACCGTTGGCTCTTCTACCACCTTGCGCTCCATGACCTTGACCTTTGCAGGTCACACGATGCAAGCGCCTGAACTATTCCAGGATAAGAACGGGCTGATGACCTACGATCTGGTGCTGGATGGCGTTTATAACCCGACCGCAAGCAACTGGCTGACCATCGAAACCAAAGCCGCACTGGCTACTGTTTAGGACAAATAGAATATGGAATTTGAACACCCGAAGTTTGGCAAGTGCGTGCTGAAAGAAATCAACCAACGCATGTTGGAAGACTACCACCGCGACATGAAGGGCAAGCAGGACTCGCCCCTTTCCGTGTGGCGTGGCGATAGCGTCAGGTCATTTGTCGAGCATGGATATATGTCCGAGCCGGTAATGACGGTTGAAGGCGTGGACAATGCCAAACCGGCTCTCATTGTTTGGCTTGCGGACTGCATCTTCAAGGTCATTGCGGAGGCAATGAACATTGACCCTTTATCCTGATAGCCGCTGCGGATTATGCGGACGGAAAGCGACCCGACATGCCCGCCTTGCTGGAACTCGCAGTCAATTGCGAGAACTATCGCGCCTTACCTTACAGCGGGGGCGTGATGGAGCAACCGGCGGGCTTGCTGCGGAAAATGCGGCAAGTGCGGAATGTGTACGAGGCGATAAAGCTGTACAAAGCAGAGGGCAACAAGCCCGGCAAGTCTGCGAAGTGGAAGCGTGAGAATGAGGGCGTGTGGGACATTGTGAACGAGGTTGAGAAATTGAGGGCGAAGTATGGCTAACCTGCAGATTGTGATTAGCGCGCTGAACAAAGCCAGCGGCGACCTTTCAAAAGTGAAGGGCGATATCAAAGGCGTTGGCGATGCCGGGACAAAAGCAAAGGGCGGAGTTGAAGGATTTGGCGATGGGCTTGGCTCGATTGTCAGCAAGGCCGCGTTAGTAGCTGGTGCTGCTGCCGCTGTTGGCGTGGCGCTAAAGGAAGTCTACGATACCGCAAAAGAGGGCGCAGAATTAGAGTACGCCCGCACTCGGTTTGACAACCTATCCGCGTCAATTGGCACGGTTTCTGACGCTCTTTTGGGCGACTTGCGGGATGCTACAAAAGGCATGATGAGCGACGCTGAATTGGTGGCTGGTGCAGCTGACTTCATGGCTTTGGGGCTTGCGAAGTCACATGACGAGGTTGTGCGACTTACCACCGTTGCCGGCGCGCTCGGTATGAATATGAATCAGTTGGTGCTGACTTTGACCAATCAGACCACGATGCGCTTCGATGCTTTGGGCGTGAGTGTGGATGGCTTTGACGCGAAGGTCAAGGCTCTGGAGGCTTCGGGGCTTAGCGCGAATGAGGCATTTACTGAGGCGTTTTTACAGCAAGCCGAAGCGCAAATTGAGAAGGTTGGCAATAAAGCCGAGTCCAGCGCCGGTCAAGTTCAAATTATGGAATCAGCGTTCAAAAACCTGGGCGATGCGATCAAACTAACTACGGCTGACGCTTTGGACGGATTAGCGCCTGTGCTGACTTCGCTTGCCGACCACATGACTGAGAATGTTCAAGTCGGACAGCAATTCGGCGATGTTATAGGTGATTTGAAAGACCTGCAAAAAGCGGGCGTTATCTCAGGAAAAGAATACAACGCCATGCTGCGTGACATCGGCATTCACAGCGGGATGGGTGCTGTTACTACAGAACAATTAGCAAAAGCGCAGGAATATCTCGATCAAACAATTGGCTACACCTCAGACGGCGTTATCACCTACACCGAAGCGGTGCAGATGGGGCAGGCGCAACTTGCATTGATGGCGGCTGAGAGCGAGAGCGCGGCAACCGCTACCGAAACGGTTGCGGACGCGACCAACAATGCAGACATGGCAATGCGGGGCTATACGGAATCATTGTTATTCAAAATAGCGTCTGAAGGGTTGAGCGCGGAAGCTGCTTACGATCTGGCGGTTGCTATGGGGTTAGTTGACCAGAACACTGTTGCGGCCACCAAACAGACCAATGTCTACAAACAAATGTTGGACGCTGGGATTATTTCTCAGTCACAATATAACCTGTTAGTAAAAGACCTTGCCGATGACATTGAGAATCTACCGGAAGGCAAGACGCTCGAAATCGACGACAATATTGACGATGTTTTGGCAGACCTTGCGGACTTGGAAACGTGGAAAGTCAAGCCGATTCCAGTGACCCTATCAGTTGATGACAGCGGTGTACGTAATTACAACCCGCCTACCAAAACCGGCACGGTTGTTTATCAACCTAATAGAGGCATGAATTATGCCGTTGGCGGCGCTGTCAATGCTGGCAATCCCTACAACTGGCAGGAATACGGCTATCGTGGCGAGGTGTTTGTGCCATCGGCGGACGGGTTTGTGCTAAGCCGCGCGGATGCAGAGCGGGCGTTGGCGCGCGCTTTGTACGGCGGCGGGTCGGCTATCAGCCCGGAGGAAATCGGCAAGGCAGTTGCAAGTGCGATGAGCGGAATTACGAGCAGCAAGAAGGGCGGCAATGTCTACAACCTGACCATGCCGACGAGCAGCAATCCGGCGGATATCCGGACGGCGTTTGAATTGATGGAGGCATGGGCGTAATGACAGCACCTGTTTTGGCGTACAAGAAGTTTTGGATCGTAAAGCCCGCAACTGGCAGAAACTATATCATCAATCCAAGATTCGATCCTCCAGACGGCAAGGAAGATTGGGCGGTCAATGCAACTGGCGTAACGCTTGAGCTGAGTGCGGACGAACAGCGTCACGGCGCTTATTGCATGAAGGTGAACCCAGTTACTGGCGTGAATTCAGGCGCGTACTACCATCGTGGGCTGACGGTAACAAATGGATCGTATTGCACATTCAGCGCGGACGTGAAGGGTGTGGCAGGGCAAACGATGAGCGTTTTCATTGCGACCGCAGCCGGTGTGGCAAAGGCAACCACGATCTTTACGGCAACGGGATATTGGCAGAGAGAGTCTGTATCATGGTTAGCGAATGAAACGGCAACGAATTATCGCGTTTATGTTTACAGACCGGCGGTTGCATCCACCGACCCGTTCTACGTGGACGGCGTGCAGTTCGAGAATACCGCCGTTCCGACCACGCTCATGCACGGATACGCTGAGGGTTGCCGCTGGGAAGGCAGCGCGCGCAATTCGACCACTTACCGCACAGGCGAGAGTGGCTTGGGCGGAGGCGTTTTGTTTGACCTGTCTACCTACTGCGAGATTGTGAGCGTGAGCGGGTTAGGGCACGGTGACTGGAACCAGATATTGACCAAGATGACTTCCGGCGGCGATATGTACCAGACCCACACCCGCAAGAGCCGCAACTTTTCGATCGTGGTGGACTTCATCGGTGACACGCTGGGCGAGATTGAAGCCAACCGCAAGGCTGTGATAGACCTGCTAAGACCTGATTTGATGTCCGGGCGGGCAGATGAACGGCGCATTATCCGCTACCAGGGCTTTGCCGCAAACGGTGATGAAGCCACTAACCCGGTGGACATCGTTTGTGTGCCGCTGTCAAACTCGCTGGTGGACACGCCCGACATTCCCTCGCATCAACGGGCGGTGCTGAACTTCGCTATTCCGAGCGGCTTGCTTGACGGGGCGTACCACGAAGGTGATGCGCTTAACCTGTACGCCGACTTCCCGGCTGAGTTTATCGTCAAGAGGGACGCGAACGGGAATTGGTGCAAGTGGACTGGCAGTGCGTATGCGAGTCTGATTACGGGGCTGAATGGACTTGTTCAGTGCATGGCGGAAGGCCCAGACGGCAAGGTTTATGTGGGAGGCAAGTTTACCAACGCCGGGGGAGTGGCAACAGCGGATTATCTGGCGCGCTGGAATCCGACAACGGAAGCGTGGGAAGCGGTAGGAATTGATTACACAGGTGCAACTGTCATAGACATTAAGACTATGGCATTTGACGCTAATGGTGATTTATATGTTGGGGGTGAATTTGCCAATTTAGAGAGTACTGACGGTGATTACATTATAAAAATAACAGGGCTTGGGCCTGATGGAACGCCAACTATAAATGCGCTTGGAACTGGATTGAACGGAATTTGTTTTTCGATTGCTATTGCACCAAACGGTGATGTATATGTTGGTGGAAATTTTACAAGTGCTGGCGGGGTAGCCAACACAGCAAAGATAGCCAAGTGGGATGGTTCTGCATGGAATGCTCTTTCCACCGGATTGAATAACATTGTCCGTGCGTTAGCTTTTGCGCCTAATGGTGACCTTTATATCGGTGGGTCATTCACAGACGCTGCTTATCCCTACTTGTGCAAATGGAACGGGACGGCGTTTTCGGTTGTTGGTACGAACACAGATATTGGTGGCGCCGTTGCCGAACTCGCTTTTGGTTATAACGGGCTGCTATTTGTCGGCGGCAATTTTACAAACGCGGGCGGCAACGCAGGCTCGGATTATATCGCTTACTGGAATGGCGCTTCATGGGGGGCGTTGGGGACTGGTACAAACGGGTCTGTGAATTCGATTGCATTGAACTACGGAACGCTTTATGCCGCTGGCTCATTCACGTCCGCAGGTGGATTGACTCTTACAGATAAAGTCGCTGTTTGGAATAACGGGGCGTGGCAACCACTTGACATTGACCTTCCGGGTACTGGCGCGGTTTATTCTATACTTCCCGCCTCAGACGGCTCTCTCTACATTGGCGGGTTGTTCTCAACCGCAGCGGGAACGCCGGACGTGAACGCCGAAACTGGCATCGTGGCGCTCAATCTGGAACTGACATCGGCTTCAGCCAACACTTACCCCTACATGCAGATAACGGGACCGGGCACGCTTCAGGCTATCACGAACTACACGACCGGCAAGTCGGTAATGTTCGACGGGCTGACATTGAACGCGGGCGAGACCATCAGCTTGAAGTTCGACCCGCTCGATCTGCAATTCAAAGGCGGGTGGGCTGGCAGGGGCAACGTGTTGCGGTACATCATACCCGGAAGCGATTATGGCGACTTCTACCTGAAGCCGGGTTACAACGCGCTCTCACTGTTCATGACCGGCACGGACTCCAACTCTGGCGCGTGGATTGCCTGGACACCGCAATTTTGGGGGCTTGATGGAGCGTTGCTGTAATGAGATATGAACTTATCTGGTACACGCACGAGGGAGTCAGAAAAGGCGTAATTCAGGCGTTCAATAGCCTGGAATATATCAAAACGCAGAACGCTATCGGTGGGCTGGTAGTTGATCTCCCGCGCGGCTTGATGCAATACGATCAGTTCAGCGTTGGTGACATCTTCGAGGTGTGGCGCGAAAAGAACGGCGTGCTGGAATTGCAGAATGAAACCGCTTACTTCCTTCAAAACTGGGAGTTCTGGACGGACAGCGAAGGGGCGGAGTACATTCGGCTGACCGCCTTTGACGCGAACTGGCTGCTGGATACGGCAATCGTTTGGGCATACGCGGGAAGCGCGGCCGGTGAGATGACCGACTATCCAGATGACATGATGAAGACGATCGTTGAAAACGAGTTGGGGGCTACGGCTGGCACGACACGAACAAAGTTGACTTGCGCGCCGGACTTGAGCGCAGGCGGAACGGCGATCACAAAGGCATTCGCTTATCGGAACGTGCTGACTGTGTTGCAAGAAATCGCCGAAGTGGCAAGCGAAAAGAATGACGTGTGGCTTGGCTTCGACGTGGTAAGAACTGCGCCGGGCGTGTTTGAATTCCGCACTTACACCGGGCAAAGAGGACAAAATCACGGAAGAGCAAGCGGTGATCCGCGCTTGGTCGGCAAGCAATACGGCAACTTGAGTCAGGCAACGTTTGGCACTTACCATGCGGAAGAGCGCAATGTGGTTCTGGTTGCCGGGCAAGGGGAGGGGGCAGCTCGCGAACTGGTGACGCGTTACAACAACTCCAGATTGTACGCAAGCAAGTGGAATCGGCGCGAGTACTTCAAGGACAGCCGGGACGACTCTACCACCGCTGCGCTTGAGGCGGACGGGGATGCGGCGCTTGACGAGTTCAGACCGCGCCAGGTGCTGACCGGAACGCTTCACGACACGCCGGGAATGCAATTCGGCATTCATTACCAGTTTGGCGATGTACTCAGTGCGGAGGCGTTTGGCTACCATGTGGACTGCCATGTGGGGAGCGTGAGAGTAAGGGTAGATCAGGACGGCGGCGAACAATTGGACATCAAGCTGCGAGGTGAGTTATGAGCAATATTGACGAGACTATGCTGAAGCGCTTGAAGACATTGGAGCGTGAGGTCGAGCGGTTGCGGGTGAAGGAGCGTCCGGCTGGTGGAAGCGGTGTGACAGATCACGGGGCTTTAACGGGTTTATCCGACAACGACCACCCACAGTACCTGCTCACGACCGGAAAAGCGGCTGATAGCGACAAGTTGGACAACATAGATTCAGCAGGATTCGTCCAGACGAGTGGTAATCAGTCCGTAGGCGGTATCAAGACGTTCACGTCAATTCCAGTCTTACCTGCCACGAATCCAACTACCGCCAACCAAGCAGTCAGAAAAGGCTACGCGGACGCAACCTACCTCGGCATATCTGCCAAAGCCGCCGATGCCGATAAGCTGGACGGACTGGACTCTACCGCCTTTGGCAGACCCGTATTCCTGACCACTCCGCTGACTTCGACCAGTTGGGATGGGGATAACAAGGGCACGGGTGACAGGGCGACTGTGGATTTGAGCGCGGTATTTGGCGTTCCGGCTGGAGTGAAAGCGGTAATGATGACCATTCAAACACAAGCGAACGCCATAAATGATTACATCCGTTTTGGCCCAAATAGCACTTATAACTATGCCCTCACTTGCAGAACTACTGTAGCCTCTCAAATTGCTCACGCCTCCGGCATTGTTCCTTGTGACGCTAACGGTGATGTTTACTGCTATGCGTCCGGAACAGTTGAAGGTGTACATGTTTGGATTTGGGGGTACTGGCTATGAGTGATTTATCTTTCGGAATTGACGAGGAGTACGCGAAATGAAACCCATCATTGACATCAGCTTCTACCAAGTTCCAACCGCGATTGACTACAATCTGCTCGCTGCCAACGTGAGCGGCGTGATACTTCGCGCATGCTATGGCATCTGGAAGGACACCGCGTTCGACCGGCATTACGCCGAATTTACCGCAAGGGGCGTGCCATGCGGGGCGTACCACTACATTATCGGCAACCAGTCTATACAAGCGCAGGCGGACGCGTTTAACGTGGCAGTCGGCTTGAAGGACATGCAGCTCGGCTGCTGGATTGACGTGGAGGATACACGAGAGGGAACGCGTTTGAGCCGCCAGAACGTGCTCGATTACGCCGAGCTCCAGCCGGACATGGGCATCTACACCTCAAAGGGCGCGTGGAATGCTATTATGGGCGGTGCGTACCTGACAGACCGCAAGTTGTGGGTGGCGCACTATACCACCAACCCTTACCCTTTGATGCCAACCGGCTGGGATAACTGGATTTTGTGGCAGCACACGTCAAGTGGTCGCTTGCCTGGTTACGCTGGCAACTTAGACATGAATCGCTTCAACGGCGATGATGCGGACTTCGCGGAGTGGGTAGGCATCGAGTTACCTGTTCCAGAGCCGAAACTCTTTGACGCAAAAGTTACCACAACTCCGCCTAACCGCCTGAAGACGCGCTACACTCCGGCTGGCTTGGAGCGCCCTGAAGCGGACTGGCTTCAATCTCAGGCGATCGTGCCGGTCTACGAAACGCACTCGACCGGCTGGTGGAGGGTTGCGGATGAAGCATGGTCTTCTGCCACGTGGATGCAGCGAGTTGACGACTTGCCGCTACCACCACCTATGAGCGGCGATTACGCCTATTATGGCGCGTTGTACTGGCAACGTGACCCACGCTGGAAGGATAAGCCACTTGGCACATCAGGCACAATCGGCTCTTATGGTTGCGTGATGACAGCAGAAACAAACGCGCTGAACCAGCTTGGTATTGTGACCAATCCTGTTGTCAATAACGCTTGGCGTACAGCGAATGGCGGCTATCACAATGGCAACTTGATTGTCTGGGAAAAGGTGACAGAACAGCACCCCAGCATTATCTGGGAAGGCAAGACTTGGAATCCAACCGATGTGCAGATAAAGCAGAAAATCGCTGATGGCTGCCCGTTGGTGATGCTGGTAGACCACAACGAGGGCACACCTGCTCTTGATGAGCATTGGGTTAACAGCATCCCGTCCCCTGCTGATGATGACGCAATCTGGATACATGACCCGTGGGATAACTTGACCATCCGCTTGCGTGACCGTTACAAAAAACCAATTCTGCAATTTTCAAGTTATCGGAGGCAAGCATGACATTCGGCTCAGTATTCGGGCGCACTACTCAAAGTCAATATGAACGGCAATATGCAATCACTCACTGGAGGCTTTCATGGCTAAACTCGCACTCAAAAAAGCGGCAACGGACGTAACAAGAGCGGTCGCATGAGTGGAACCGTACTGGCGCAAGGGATGTTTGAAGCCACACAGCAGGGGTCGGTCACTACCGCGCGAATTGACTACTCTGGCGGAAATATAGAACACCTGCTGTTTGTGACTTCAGACTTGCACATTGACAGCGTGAACTGTAACCGCAATCGGTTATTAGATGACCTGACTGAAGCCAAAAACCGCAATGCAAAAATCCTGATTTTCGGTGACATATTTGACGCAATGCAAGGGCGGTTTGACCCACGCCGGTCATTAGACGAGTTGCGGCCTGAATATCGAAGACAGGATTATTACGATTTTGTGGTCAAGGACACGGCGCGATTGTTAGCACCGTTCGCTCAAAACATAATGCTTTTGACTCCTGGTAATCACGAAACAGCGGTATTGAAAAACGCTTCCATAAGTCTGATAGACCGGCTCGTTTATTCGCTCAATATGGAACACGGCGGTCAAGTTATGCAAGGCGGTTATGGCGGTTGGGTTCGATTCCTGCTATCGAGAGGTACGCAAGGTGGGCGGTTTAGCGTCAAGATGAAATATCATCATGGGTTCGGCGGTGATTCACCGGCAACCAAAGGAATCGGACACGCAAACAGACAGCAGGTATATATCAAGGACGCTGACATAATCCTGAATGGGCATAACCATAATGCCTATTATGTGCCGGTGATTAGCGAAACAATATCAGACGCTGGCAAGTTAGTCTTTCATACTACCCACCATGTCCGCACTCCAGGCTATAAACAGGATTACGGTGACGGTTCAAATGGCTGGGCAGTTGAAAAGGGCATGGTGCCAAAACCGTTGGGCGGTGCGTTTATCCGCTTGAAGGTCGAGGATAACGGCTTGGAAAAAGGCAATGCGAAAAAACTTTCTTGCCACATAAGCGTGCAACCGGTTATTCACGCGCCGGAAGTGGTATAATTAGCGTGATAAAATACATTGCTTGGGATAGTGCCTGCAGCGCGAAAAGTGGCTTTCCTAACCACCTTCCCAAGCATCATTCGATAGGAGTTGCTTAGGAGGCAACGATGTGGAAAACAAAATACCCTGATTTAAAGACAGCTTTATTAAGTAACATCGAGATTGACCCCGACACTGGCTGTTGGAATTGGCAAAAATCTGTCACCCAAAATAGGGGATATGGCAGATTAACTTTTGAAAAGGTCGAGCACCGTGTCCACCGATTGGCTTATGAACTATTTAAGGGCGAAATAAACGACGGACTATTCGTCTGCCATAAATGCAACAATCCGCGATGCTGTAATCCTGATCACTTGTATTTGGGTACTCACTACGACAATATGCAAGACCGTAAAAGATCGGGCGGGTATGACAAAAGCCCAAAAGAAAAACTGAATCCACAGATATGCAAACGAATTAGAAACCTTAGCAATTCTGGAAAATCCGTTGAAAATATCAGCGAGATAACTGGATTTGGTAAAACCACAATCAACAGAGTATTGCGAAACGAGCGGTATCCTGACAATACGTTCATTTGGAAAAAGAGCAGGGTGGATAACCTAAGCGAAAGCGAAGTCGCAAAAATCAGAGAACTACACAATGCTGGATACCAAAATCATGAGATTTGCAGAATTATGAATGTCAGAGCAAGGCGGGTTGCAGATTTGCTAAAAAACATTAATTACAAAGACTCAGACTACAGTGTCACTTGGATTCCCAAGCCAGGAAAAAGCGCTGCAAGGAGTAAGTGACATGCCGCTCTACGCTTACCACTGCGACCGCTGCGACACCAAGTTCGAGTTCTGGCGCACCTTCGACGACCCGCCGGTGACCGTCTGCCCTGACTGCGAAACGCCGACATTGCGCAAGCTGTTCGCGCCAACACCCGTCCATTTCAAGGGGCAGGGCTGGTACGTCAAGGACAAGTACAACCCGGATGCCGCTCACGGGTGATACACAACCGGATTGTGTATCAGAAACGGCTCATTATGATAAAGAAACACCAAAACGGGTACATATCAGGCGTCTTATGTATTAAAAATGGCAAAACGGGTACATAACAAGGTTCTCATGCGCAAAGTTTGGGGTTTTTCGTACATGACATTTGGGACAATCCTTGCTAATACAGGATGTAATCCCTGAAAAGCAGGCATGGCGTGCCCGAATTGTCATGCGAATTAATGCAACGGATTGCAAAAAGTCGTTGGAATAAGTGCGAATGTCAATGGATTGATAAAAGTAAATAGACATGCAACGTCTATTATGCCAAACTCTAAAACGAAAGTGAGCCAAACTCTAAAACGGGGCTGACATGGGAAACCGATTCGTTATTGATAGAGCAAAAAAGACAAACGCTAAGTGGTACAACATTTGGGCGGGTCTTCATCAGGGCAAATATTGGAAACGCCAAATGAACAAAGCTCGAAGACGCTCATGGAAACAGCAGGGTATAGAGGGAACACCCGTTAATAAGTATGAGGCCTTTTGTAAGTATAAAGGCTGGTAAAATATAAACGGGGCTGACAAGTGTCGAACCTGAGACCGCTGTCAAGCGGTGGTTAGTCAAAACCAATCAGGCAACCCGCCTGCAATGGCGGCAGCTCCACACTGGTCACCGAGCCGATGAATATCGGGGTAGGCGACTGCAAATGTCTTGACGCATGACAGTCTCACGATGATGGAGTGCGGGCGCATGGCAGGGAACGCCGGATGCGAATCGTGATAAAGGCTGATTTAGGAACGAGATAGCCCCGAATAGTTTGCGACGAATAAGGGGCGAACAAAGCGTCTACCTAACCAGTAGGCGCTTTTGTATTATGTCTACAGTTGTGTAGAATACGCTACAAACGCAAAAAACGCCACTTTTTGAAGATTGACGCTCAAACACGACTAATCTACCACGTAGCAGGAATGGGCGTGTCAATTCGCGCATCCCTGGATAAAACGAGTTTGCACCAGTTTCCGAAATTGGTCTATTTTACTATTGACTTTTGTAAAACAATCCCTTATAATGATGTCAAGATCAAATACAGAAAGGGATTATGAATGACAAAAAACAAAACGATTTACGTAGCACTCAGGATGAACGAACTCGAAGCATCGCAGCTCGACTACATCCGCCAGCCAGGCGAAACGCGATCTGCTGCGATGCGCCGGCTGATCTCAGACGCGTGGGCTGATGCGATGATGGAGCAGGACAAGAATGACGGCTATCCGTCCATCAGCGACCGCGTCAATTGTTTGTAGGGGTAACCATGTTCATCGACACCCTGATATCCGCAGCAATAATCGCAACCGTAATGCTTACCGGCGTACCGGCAAGCGCAATCTATGAAAACCACGAAAGGAGCAAGAAATGAAAGGATTAAGCAAAGAAGCGGATAAGTTGATTGTTAGTTTTAGTAGAGCCGCTCATAATTTTAATCTGAACGCAACAAAACAAAATGCCGGACGCTACGAGGAAGCATGGCTCGCACTGGAAACTTACATCCGCGATTTGGAAGCAAAAGCTGCAGAGAAGGAGCAGAAATGACCGCGCTGGGAATTGACATGAGCAGCCGCGATGCAGACCTCTTCTACTGGACTGCACCAAGCACGCACGGCAAATCGCCCGAATATCTGGCGGTTTCAGACAAGATCGAAGAATTGTGGGCACGCTATCTCAGACTTTGCGACGTTGAGCCGCTGCCTCAGTTCAAGCTGGACGAAATCCAGGACGAGATCAATCGGCTGGAAAAAGAAAAAGAGTATTTGTACAAGCGTGACCAAATGGCAATCAGTAATCTCAGAAAGGAACAGGTAATAGCATGAACAAGTCAGAAACTATCGTCAACCTATCGAAAGCCTTATCACAGGCGCAGGGCGAAATGCCCGTAATCAAATTCAACTCGACCAACCCATTCTTGAAGAATCACTACGCAGACCTGGGCGCAATCATCGCCGGAACACGGCCGGTGCTGGCAAAGAACGGTCTCGCAGTCACGCAGCTTACCTTTGGCGAGGACGGCGTGGTTGGCGTTGAAACAATCTTGACTCACCTCTCAGGCGAGTGGATCAGCGACCGAGTTTCAATGCAAGTCGGCGAGGAACGCGGCAAGTCCAGCGCCCAAGTCGCAGGCTCAATTGTAACCTACTTGCGCCGGTATTCATTGGCATCCATTCTCGGTGTGTACGCGGATGAGGACGGCGACGGCAACAAACCTGCTCCGGCCGAATTGAAGGCGCGTGATGACAAGCCGCAAGAAAATCCGGTTACGCACGAGGATGACACGCTCACCATCGAAGACGCTTGCAAGACCAAGACGAGCCAGGATAAGCCTTACGGCGAAATGACCATCGTTGGGCTGGAAAAGATGCTAAGCGCAATGCACACGAAGCTGGCAAACAATCAGCTTACGCCGGAAGAAAAGGCTGAGATTGAGCGCAAGATCAAGGCGGCGCAGATGGTTCGCGCGGCGAAGGTCAATAAGGAAATTTAGGCATGAGCGACAAGAAATTCTGCTCATATTGCAATCACTTCGAGATGAACACCGAGCCGCGCTTTCCGGTCTATACCTGCACCCATTACAAGATGCGCATATTCAAGGATGAGCAAGCCGAGAAGTGCCCGTATTACACAAAACTCGTAATTCAGACAAAACGTGAGGACATTTGGGGGCGCAACAATGAATCTGCGTGAGTATTACCACCTCAAGACCGCGACCATAACCGAAGCCGACGTCCGCCTGGTTGCCGCTTGCATGACCGAGCATATTGGCGAAGAGAACGCGGTGCGGATCGAAGACCTGTCAGGGCGCGTCGGCTTCCATGAGCGCCAGGTGCGCGACATTCTGGCGATACTCGTCAAGCAATACGGCTGGCCTATTTGCGCCAACGCTGGCAAGGCGGGTCGCTGGATCGCCACTTCCGAAGACGACCGCTGGCAGGTTATCGGTGATCTGGATAGCCGCATCAAGGAACTGCGCGAGAGGCGCGAGGCGCTATTGACCGCGAAGATACCCAACGCGCTGGAACTCAACCGAGCCGAAGCGCGCGTGATGCAGACGGGATTGTTCTAATGGCTAACTATCGACAAATTCACACGCAGATTTGGCGCGACAACTGGTTTCTTGATCTTGAGCCAGACGAAAAGTTGATGTTCATTTACCTGTTCAGCAATGACAGTACCAACCTGGCTGGACTTTACGAAATCCACGAACGGGTGATCCAACTCGAAACAGGGCTGGACAAGGCGCGCATTGAAGAAATCCTGAAACGCTTTGAGCGTGAAGGAAAAGTACATTATCAGGACGGTGTTGTGTGGATGGTGAACATGAAGAAATACCATTCAAACGCTGGTGAGAAGGTGCAAAAGAACATAGATAGCATGGTCATGGGTATTCACGACTGTGAATTGAAACAAAAATACTGTATCGCCAACGGAATTACAACGGAAAATACCCCTTGCATACCCTATCCATACCCTATGGATACCCTATCGTATAGAAAGAGTAAGAGTAAGAGTAAAACCGAAGAAGAAGAGAAATCTGAAAAGGAAGAGGAAACGCCTGCCGGCGGTACTGTTACGTCCGCACAATCTCAAAAGATTTCGTCTATTACGGATCACATTCAAAAAACAGGTTTGCAGTTGAAGCCTACAGATGAGCAAGCCATCCAGCAACTTGCGGCGGTGTTCAAAACGCCTGACATTCACGATGCAATAGATCACATGGCAGCGCACACCAGCCGCCCGAACGTTGGCTACTTGAGGAAAGTTCTTGACGGCTGGTTCACCGAGCGCAAAATCCAGAAGGTGTACTCATGACCAGCGCGCTTGAGAACCTCTTCGCGTTCCAACTCGACTCGGCTGGGCTTACGCAGTACGTCCGCGAGTACCAGGCGATACCTGGCCGCAAATTCCGCTTCGACTTTTGCTTCCGCAAGGAGCGGCTGCTGATTGAGATCAACGGCGGCACGTACTCAAAAGGCGCGCACTCGACGGGAACAGGTATTGCGAGGGATTACGAGAAGGGCAACCTGGCAGTCCAACACGGCTGGAAGGTCTTGCAATTTGACACAAAGATGGTAAAATCAGGAGTAGGATTACAAACTACTGAGCAACTTATCAATCAATCAAAACAGGAGCAATGATGGAATTGAAGTGTAACAAGTGCAACGAGATGAAGGATCAATCTTTATTTTCTCGCCACTCAAAATACAAAAATAGAAACGGCATGGATTATACGTGTAAAGAATGTGCTAATTCTGCAAGAAGGGAAAAATATGTGAAAAAACCACCCAGGAAAAGATTAGACAACATTGCGAGGTTCAATCGATCATATGAAATCAACCAGCAAACTGGTTGCTGGGAGTGGAAAAAATCAATATACAACGGGGGTTATGGATCGTTTTCGATGTGGGATGGCGAAAAATTTGTTGTTGTTCCAGGAAGTAGGGCTGCTTGGACTTTACTTGTGGGTCCAATACCGGAAGGGAAAATCGTTTGTCATAAATGTGACAATCGTAAGTGTGTAAACCCAAATCACTTATTTATTGGCACTAAGGCTGAAAATTCAGCTGATATGGTTCAAAAAGGTAGACAAAAAAATGGGAGTTTCTGGAGGAAACAATGTATCACCGAATAATTATTTGTGGCAATTTGGGCAAAGACCCCGAAATGAAGTACACGACCGACGGCAAGGCGGTGACGACCTTCTCGGTCGCGGCTTCCAATCGGAAGGACGAGACGGTCTGGTTCCGCGTTTCGACGTGGGACAAGCAGGCTGAGACGTGCAACCAGTATCTGCACAAAGGGAGCAAGGTGCTGGTGGAAGGCGCGCTCAGGGCGGACGGGGCTGGCAACCCGCGCGTCTACGAGCGCAAAGACGGACTCGGATGGGCGGCGAGCTTCGAGGTCGTCGCAAGCTCCGTGCGGTTTCTGTCGGGCAAGGACGAGCCGGCGGATCAAGAAATAGCGTTTTAGGAGGATGAGATGAGTGACTATTACACCGAATCACAAATGCAACGAATTGAGCAAGCCGCTTATGACGGCGCAATGCTCGAAGCTGGCAAAGAGTGGGAGCGGCAGCGTTACGAGTTTGATGCGGCGGAAGCCGAGCTCGCCGAGCGCATTATCGAGCTTGAGGCGGAAGTCACAAAATGTCACGAATTACAAGACTCGTATTGTGACCGCATTGCAGAGTTGGAAGCGGAAAACAACAGATTGGCGGAGTTACTGCATAACGAGAAAAGTCAACTCGAAATTGCAACTGACTTGGGAAATAAGCGATGGGTTGCTCTTGGAAAGATTTATAAGGACGGAGAAAAACATAACACGAATTGGTGCAAGCGCATAGCGCAGGAAGGGTTAGGGATTAAAAATGAACGCCAGTGAGCGTGAGCAGTTGACCGATGATGAAGTGCCATTTTAGGAGGATGAGATGAGCGAACTGAAACCGTGCCCGTTCTGTGGGCGTAAACCTTACGAAAGAGGTGGCTATGTAAGTTGCCACACTGAAGAATGTCTGGCGAATGCTGACTATCACGAGCCAGCTATCGGGTCTATTGAAGATTGGAACACCCGCCCGATTGAGGATGCGCTGAACGCCCGCATTGCCGAGCTGGAGAAGGATTTGAGCAACAAAGAAATTGAGTACACCGATTTGTGGGATGATGCACTGGCATTGCAATCCCGCATTGCCGAGCTGGAGGCGGAGCGCAGGTGGATACCAGTGAGTGAGGGGTTGCCGGAAATTGAAGAGGGCGATTCCAAAGAATATGATGTGGTAATCACGTACCCCCGTGAAAGCTCTGTGACTGTCGCATGGTGGACTTATAACATATTCGACAAAACGCACCAAAGAAGAATTTGGACTGAGGATCAGGGTGAATTTGGTCACGAGGATATTACTAAATATGTCACTCACTGGCGAGAACGTCCAAAACCGCCGGAGGTGCAGGAATGAGCAAGCGTAATTGCAGATTTGAATTGTGCTGGCATGGCTCTGCGTATAGAGTTGTTGATGGTGAAAATGAAGTAGGGTTTTTAATCTATTTTTCTGGCGCATGGCAAGCCCGTTTTGTCGATAATTACTTTTTTACAATGCCCACATTGCGCGAAATCGCAAACAAACTTGATGAATTGAACAAGGGGGTGCAACAATGAGCGAAGGAATGAACCTATATATGTGTCGTTACGAAGAACAAGACTGGGTTTGCTATGTATTTGCTGAAACGCGAGGCAAGGCAAAATATTTATTCAATAAGATTTGGGGAAACGGAGTCGAAGACTTTGTTTGGGTACGAAGTAACTTTATCGGCAAAAGTACCACGATTGAAACACCAACCATTGTGGATTCCGAAAGGCACGAAGATTATTCTGCAGTGTTGGAACTTTGTGATGGATATGAGGAGGCGCAGGAATGAGTGAAATACCAGAAGTGTTTGCAATATTTGAACAAAAGTTAGCGCATGTACTGTCTTTTAACCTTCGGCAAAAGGGTCAAAAGAAAGCAATTGAGGAGCTGCTTGTTTATTTTTCAGGCATAGTTGAGCGTGCAAGTAAAGCCGAAGCCCGCATCGCAGAGCTTGAGGCGGAGATTGAACGATTTACCGCTCATAGTGACATCGAGCGGCAGGATGATAAATGTTCGGGGCATGGTGATATATCTAATTTCCCCCCTGTAATGGGCTCAGGTGACGGGTTGGGATGGTAAAGGAGCGTGAGGAATGAGCGAATATGATACTGCAAACGAACATAAATTATGTTTTCAGATAGGTAAATTAAAACGGCGCATTGCCGAGCTTGAGGGGGATAACAAAAAGGCTTTTGACCTTGTTAGAAAATTGAGAATGTATTGTATTTGGGCTAACTGGGACAACCCAGATACAGAAGACGAGTTCAATGAGTTCGATGTGGAAGTGTGCAAATGGCTTTCTAAATTCATGGAGCGTGAGGAATGACCGACAAAGCGCAAGCATTGATTGACGAGTTGGTGAGCGCCGCCATCGCATTTGGGCGCGGGCAACTGCCGGACTGGCAGACGCGGATTGAGAAGGCGCAGGAATGAACGTCCAACTTCACTTAGGCGACTGCCTGGATTATATGCGCTCCATGCCGGACAAGAGCGTGGACGCTGTGATAACCGACCCGCCTTACGGGATTGGAATTGCAAACAATCCATTCCGCCAAAAGTTTGAAAAGCAGGAATGGGATAGCAAGCCAGTTGACCGTGAAGTATTGCACGAATTGAAGCGCATTTCAAAGTATCAAGTTATTTGGGGCGGAAATTACTTTGAACTTGAACCATCAAAAAGCTTCTTGGTTTGGGATAAATGCCAACCTTATAACTTTACAAGTTCAATGTGTGAGCAAGCGTGGACGAGTCTAAACAAACCTGCAAAAATGTTTCGCCACGACGTAAAGAGTTATCAGAAGTTTCACCCCACACAAAAGCCAGTTGAGCTTATGGAGTTCTGCATAAATTACCTGCCAGACGATGTGACCACCATCCTCGACCCCTTCATGGGCAGTGGCACAACCGGCGTGGCTTGCGTGCAGACGGGCAGGAACTTCATCGGGATTGAGATTGACCCGACCTACTTTGCGATTGCAGAACGCAGGATACAAGAAGCGCAGATGCAACCACGATTGGAGCTGCCGCCGGAGGTGCAGGAATGAAAAAATACTGGCATAAGTTAACCAAAGCAGAACAATCGAAAGTAAAAGCACGTGAACATTACACACTTGGCGAGTTTATGGCGGAGTATTCGCAACCAGATTGGTGCGCCTATCCGGAAGCACTCGCGGCAACTATGGGGTGCTGGGCTTTGTTTTATGGACGTGTTCACAGTGACAGAATTTGTAAGAAATGTGAATGCTACAAAAAGCCGGAGGCAGACTATGGCATTCGTTAGCGGGTTGGTAGTCGGCGCGATTGTCGGCTTCATTGTTGGCATGTTCGCTGTGGCGTTCTGCGTAGCTGGCAGTGACCGAGAGGAGCAGGAATGACCGGCTGGCTGCTGTTTGTTGGATTGGCAAGCGTGTTGGTGGGGCTTGTTGTCGGCGTTGCTCTCGGAATTTATTCCAGCGCATTGAGCATCGCTAAGATGGTCAAAAAAGGCGAGATCATTTACGTCGATAAAAGTGAGGAGCAGGAATGAAAAAAACGCACAAATACTCACGGATGTGTGAGTTGACTTCGGGACAGTTATGGGAACTTAGCTCCGACAAAAATGTAATTGTCTATCAAGCCGAGTTTACCAGATATCGTCGCGACATCGGACAAAGCATGTTTTTGGTTGAATGGGAGCGAAAACAATGAAAACGCACTTTACGAGCAATGAGCGCATTGAAGCCAACCGAGCGCAACTGTTCGCATGGGCGGACGAGGGTAAGTCGTACTTCTGGATGGCGCAGCAGATCGGCATCAACGACCGGAATGCAAGCGCGGTGTCAACGTGGTTTGTGAAGCAGGGTATCCGCAGAAAGGCGGCGAAGTGAGCAAGCAAGACCAATGGTTTTTTGAAGATGAGAGTTACAAGTATATTACTCATTGGATGCCATTACCGAAAAATCCGGAGGTGGTCAAATGAAAATCTTAAGGATTGTTGTGACTGACTTGCCAAGATCATGCGCAAGTTGCTTTTTTTATGACGTCAATTATGGCGATTGTAAGTCGCTCTACGCTGTCAACCTGTGGGATGATATGGGACGTAAGAGCGTTTATATTCGCAGATATGATGACTGTCCGCTTGTTCTTGAAACCGCTTTGCCGGAGGCTGAAAATGGATCTAATTAGAGAAATACTTATGGGAGTGCTTGTAGTACTGGCAATATTGGGGGTTGCAGGAATAATGTGCATACCATCGCTGTTGCTATTTATTCGCTCCATTGAGGAAGATTCGTGGTGGATGACCGCTCTTGCAATAGTTGTGCTTGCAATAACAATTAGTGTGCTATCTGTGGTTAGCAGCAGATTGGGATTGCTATGACAGACGTAAGCAGAGCAATCTACTCCGGCGACTGGGAGCTGTACCCGCACGACGGGAAGGTCGAAATCCAGGACTTCACGCACCCGAAGATCGTGCTGACGGACGAGGATGCGCTGGACGTCTGGCGCGTGCTGAACAAGTGGGTGGAGCAGAATGCGGAGGTCGAATGAAAATCGTCCGATGTGAGAATTGCACGCGGGTTTTGTACTCTATCAATGACGACGGGCTGATCATGTATTACGGCGTTTACGTCCGCAACATAGACGGCGTGTGCGAGTGCGGGCACGGGTTCCACTACTCCGTGACGGACAGGCTGCTTGAGCGGATAATCGAGCGGTATAATCAGAGGGCGGAGGTGCAACAATGAAAAAGATTATAAAACTTGAAAAAGAGATATTAAACGCTGGCGATGAAAAACTCTACAATCAAGTGTTCAGGCGCTATTTTATTCAGGCGATCGAAGGTGAAATATCCGATAAGTTTTTTGTAGTTCCTTTTGGATGGACATTTTTCACAATCAAAGCCGTTGTTCTTAGCGGTATTCCAGAAGAGAGCTTTTTGAATGCAGATGAATATGACCCGTCTATGATTCATGCAAGCGTAGTTATAAACTCAGAAATATCTGAGGTCGCTGACAACAAGAATAACTATCGGTCGAACAACTGGATCAGTGTAAAGGATAGATTGCCAGCGTACGATAGCAGTAACCCGTATAAATCATATCTAGTTTGCGATGCCAATGAAGGCGATTGCACTGTTGCACGGCGCGAAGACTCGAAGTGGAAGGATTGGGGATTTCAAGCGGATTTGTGGCAAAGTGAGTTTGTGACCCATTGGATGCCATTGCCAGAATTGCCGGAGGTGGACAGCAAGTAACACTTTTTACTAACAACTAAATAGCCTAATCGGATTGCAGCCCGTCTTTTACACGATTGTGTAATGGGCGGGCTTTTTGATTCTCGCTCAGGAGGCGAAATGGAAATCAGTGATTTGTTTGACTGCGAAAGTTTAGAGAGTATTGAGCGCAAGATTGACTTCGAGCGCATGTTAGAAGGGCTGAAAGCGCGTGACAAGCGGATTGTTTATCTGTATGCAAGCGGGCATACGCAGGAAGAGATCGGGGCGAAAGTTGGACTTACACAGCGCAGAATTGGGCAAATTCTACAAGAAATTTCTAAAAGGGGTGAAATTTGGCGTGTTAATTATAGGGAAGAAAATAAATGATTCGCCGAAATTGTGTTTGCGGAAATCAAATCCCCCCGAATTTTTGTTTATGCGCTTCGTGCCAAAAAAAATATGGGATGGATCGCTCGAAATGGGAAAAGTGGCTTGTTTATATGGTTGCCGATTTAGACCGTGAATACAAACAAGAAATTGACGTAAGCAAAAACGAAGATATTTTTACCGATTTAGAGTTCGATGTGCGTTTAGAGGATATATACGATGAGTAATTGGATTTCTGTCGAAGACAGGTTGCCAAGATCAAGTAATGATGTGATCGTTTTCACCAAGACAGATGAAATCGAAATTGGCAATTATTCCTACTGCGATGCGCATTGGCTTACAAGTAGTTACGGAGAGGTTCTTTATTGGATGCCACTTCCCGCTAAGCCAGAAAAAAAATACAAAACAAGGCAAAACACTTGTGCCTATTTGTAAACGCATTAGAAACACATTGAACTATGCCAAGCTTGCCCGTCATGCAAGTGCCCTCCCCGCGCCCGGTTGCCCGCCGGGTTTGGCTTTGTTCAGTTTGATCGAGCTTGCCGGTGAGCCTTATCACCGGCCTTAGTAATTATTTTACAAACCAGCACGGAGGCTAACGGATGGAATGGATGCCAGTTTTTTCAAAAGTGATTGAAGCGATTTTGATCGCGATTTTACCGCCCCTTGTGGCGTTTCTTGTCAGCGTCGGGCTGGCTTATGCGAAGAGAGTATGGGGCGACCTGAAGCAACGCTATCCAAGTGCGACTGACTTGATCGAAGAGGCTGCGGTGTTTGCGGTGCAGGCTGCGGAACAAGCGGGTGCTGCGGAGTTGATCAAAGACAAGAAAGAGTACGCGATCCAAATTGCAGAAGCCTGGCTTGTGGCAAACCACATAACGACTGACATTGATCTGATTGACGCTGCAATTGAAAAAGCCGTTTTGGAGCTGTTCAATAGCGGCGAGAAGCCGACTGGCTACGAGGGCGTTGGATGACTGGGGGCGATTGGGCTGTCATTATCGCGGCTGTACTCGGAGGCGGCGGGCTTGGGGCGGTGATCGTGAACGCGATTGCCAACCGGAAGAAGGTTGCCGCTGATTGCGTTGCTACGCTGTCACAGGCATACGAGACGCGCATCAACGCGCTGAATGAGCGGGCGGATAAGCTGGCCGTGAAAGTGGATCTGTTAGAAGCGCAAGTGTCGGGCTTGCGCTCTGCATTATCAGACAGGGAAGCACTTATTGTGAACTTACAACAGGAAAATGCTGATTTGCAGACGCAGGTCGATAAGTTGAGCAAGATAGTCAACAACAAAGACAAGCGCATTCGTGAACTGGAAAAGCAGGTCGCGGAGCTTACCTCACGCATTGACGCTATGAGCGGTGACGATGCCAGTAATTGACGGCGCTTACCAACTCCTGCTTGCGCGGCTGATGGCGATCGAGGCTGACATGGCCGACTTGCGCGAGCGGGTCCAGGAATTAGAAGCTGCGCTGCACGAGGCGGGGATGAAGTGAGCTGGAGGTGTTATGGCAAAAGGTAGTGGCGGAAGTGCGGGACGCGGCACGGCGAACAGAATTAGTAAGCTGGAAAATCGGCTTACTTATCTTGCGCGGGCAACAACGGTTGACAGTTTTCGGATACCTGAAGCGCAGGTAGAAAAATATCGTAAAGAGTTCAGAAGGGTTTGGACTCAACTTAGTGCTTTGCGAGGCTAATTGGCAGACTGGAAAAACCGAATAATCGGATACGGCGAAGAAGCGCCTGAACAGTTATTGGCTAACCCCAAGAACTGGCGTATTCACCCGTCCGAGCAACAGGAAGGATTGCAGGGCGTTCTTGACGAAGTTGGATTCGTACAAGGCGTGATTGTGAATCAGGCGACTGGATTCGTGGTAGACGGGCATATGCGCGTCTCGTTGGCTTTACGAACTGAACAATCAAAAATACCTGTGACTTACGTTGATCTAACACCGGAAGAAGAAGACACGATCCTTAGCACGTTCGACCCGATTGGAGCAATGGCGGTTACAGACCGTGTGAAGTTGAAGGAATTGATTGACAGCGTAGAAACCGAGAATGAGCGCGTCAATAAAATGATGAGCGACATCGCCAAGCGTGAACGGGTGGAAGTGCCAGAACCGCAGGCAGAAGACGAAGAGCCGCTGGTTTACCGCGTGCCTGACGCTGTGTGGGGCACGGATAACGAGTACGGCATTCCGATGCTGGATATCAATATGCAAGCCGACCACCTGGAAGCGCCATTCATGGGATGGGGCACGAAAGCGCGCAAGAATCGCATGACTGGCACGTATCACTTTTACGTGGATGACAGCCGCTTTGAGCAAGTGTGGCGTGACCCGATAGACATTGCTAACAGCGCGTGTTATGCGATTGTCGAGCCTAATTTTAGCATTTACACGGACATGCCGAAGGCGGTTGCATTGTGGCAGATGTTCCGCAAGCGTTGGATCACCCGCTGGTTGCAGTCCATCGGCATAAAGGTAATAGTAGATTTGAACATCGCTCACAGACATGGCGACTTGCGTTTTATCGGCGTGCCTGAGGGATGGAAGTCTTATTGCACGCGCGCTTATTCCGAGCGGCTGGATGAAACGATAAAAGAATACGAGCAAGCGGTCAAGCATGCGGGCGGTGGCACGATATTGTTTGTCTGTTACGGCGGCGGTAAGAAGGCTGAAGAG